AACTTTATTCAAATCGCTGATAAATCAGTTGTTGTAACTAACAAAGCTGAATTCATGGATCGTGCAGGTGTTCCTGGCCGTGAAATGGCTTATCAGTTAATGAAGAAAGGTAAAGAGCTACAAATGGATGTTGAAAAACAAACATTAGGCGCTTATGGCTTAACTCCTTCTACAGGCGGAACTCCTGGCGCTACTCAGCGTCAAGGTACTTCAACTGATCCTGGTGTTTCTGCTGCTTTTGGTTCTTGGATCTTATCTAACCAAGCGGGCAATAGTGTAGCTGGCGCTGCTGACAACACAGCTTCAGATGGTACTACTGCTCCAGTAGTTGGTACTGCGGATGCAGACATCGACCAACCTACTATGGACACTCTACTTGACGGTGTTTGGAATAGCTCTGGCGATTTCGGTAGCTTAAAGCTTATGGCTTCTGCTGGTACTGTATCTTCATTGCGTAACGAGTTAAGCGGTATGGCTGACAATGTTGATAGCAACTTAAACGGTAACTCTACCAACGGTGGCAACATCATTTCTCGCGTAGCTGTTTACGTTTCTCAGTTTGGCCCTGTTGCTGTTGTTCCTAACAAGCATATGCCTGCTAAAACTTTGTACGCTGTAGACTACAGCACTTGGGGTCTAGCATTTGCTGGTGGTAAGAAAATTCATACCACTGATCTTGCTACTTCAACTTCTGCTGAACGTAAACTTTTAGAGTGTTACTACACTTTAGAGTGTCGTTCTGAAGAAGCTAACGGTGCGTACTACAACATTGCTTAATGTTTAAGTAATTAAGGTGGGGGAGCTTAGGCTCCCTTTTCCTGTATTTAACTATTGGAGAAGATTATGCCAGCAGGTAAAGGAACATACGGAACTAAAGTAGGACGACCACCAAAGAAAAGCAAAAAGAAAAAGGGTAAGAAATAATGAAGTCATTTTCAGCAAGAGAGATTAACAACGGGATTACTGAAGACACTCATTTTACAAATGATGGTGGAATGCACCAGACATTTACTCAAGACATTACAAAGCTTCTTGACGATAACAAAAACGCTAGAAACAACACTAGCGATTGGATCAAATACGATCCTAAAAAGAATTACCATCAAGTTTTAGATTTATCTATGACTGACGCAATGAGAATCAAGCAAGAGCACGGTATTGACATTCTTGCCGACAACGTAGATTGGAAGTATTTCTTCAAGCTCATTGAAACACACTACCCATACATGAAAACCACAACAGCGAGACTGTAATGGCTTTAACAACAAACGCAGATCTACAGGCAGCAGTTGCCGACTGGTTAAACAGATCAGACCTTAGCGCTCAGATTCCAGACTTCCTGACTTTAGCTCAGTTAAAAATAAACCGTAGATTGTCTATTGTAGAGCAAGAGATTCTTGCAGAGATTGTGCCTCAAGCGCAAACTACACCACTACCAGCAGACACTAAGTTTGTTATTAGCGTATCAGATGCTAACGGTCGTAACATTGAGCCTGTGTCCATACAGGAGCTTCTAGGCTATGAAGCGTCTAACGGTTCAGTAACTCGTTACGCCATCTCTGGCGATAAGATCTATTTAGCGCCAACTCCATCAGCAGGCAACACAGAGAAGTACAGAATCCTTTACAGCGCAGACCGAGACCTAAACAACGGTGCAAATGGCCCTGTGTTACTACAAGATATTTATTTAAACGCAGCATTACACGAAGCTTACGTCTATCTTAAAGATGATGGCCGAGTAGCATACTTTAAGGGTATGGTTGATGAAGGCGTAGCAAATGTACAAGCAAGACGAGCCAAGCAAGGTGTTGGCAGATCACGAATTAAAGATGACAGCATTCAAGCCTATGGAGGCCCGTTAGTCTAATGACTTCACAAATAGTAAGAACTAATCCAACAGCAGGTACGGCTACTACTTCTAGCGTTAGAAATAACTTTGGATTTGCTGCCGATGAAATTAACCGATTATTACGCGCAAATACAGATAAAGTAGTCGCTACTGGAACGGATTCAGTAGTCGCTAACTTTTCTAATGTTCCTACATTTGTTTTAGTTGACGGTGTTAGAGTTTTAATTCAAATTGCAACCACAACAACAAGCGCAACCCCAACACTTAATGTAAATAATACTAGCAATGTACCAATAAAGAAAAGTGATAACACAGACTTAGCTATTGGCGATCTTGTTGCTGGCGGTTATTACGAGTTTGTATATAGCTCGTTAAATAATTATTGGTTAGTTTTAAATCTTCCTTCTCCATTCTCGTCTCAAAATAAATTGTTTGAGGCTATGCTTGGAGGTTTATATCCAGTAGGCGGGCTATTAACAACTACTAACTCTGCAAACCCAGGCGATGCTGATTACTTCTTTAGCGGGATTACGTTTGGCACTTGGGAAGCTTATGCTCAAGGTCGTGTCTTGGTGGGTGTTTCCCCATCCGCAACAATAGATGGTGGTGGGATAAGTAGCGATATTGCTACAATTACAACAAACGAGCCTCATAATTTACTTGTCAATAGCAGAGTGACTATACAAAACGTAACTGGTATCACTAACCCTAATGGGGTGCATTTTGTTAAGTACGTTAATAGCCCGACATCATTTAGTTTCGAGCTTGTTGGAGGTGATGAGACTTTTACTAATATTAGTGCAACCTCTTTAGCTATTAATACTGATTTTAGCTCAACTGGTGGAAATTTGGGTGGTGAGTCTAGTCACACATTGACGAAAGAGGAAATGCAGCACATTCATGCTACAGGTACTTTTTCTGCAACAAGTAATGATGTCTATTATCCTATTCTATCATTAAGAAACGACACGTCCTACCCAAATGTTCCTGCTGATACATTCCCAACAGGGTTAGGCGATCACACAATAAACTTGAGGTGGATTGATGGTGAAGGTGAGTCGGCTCTATATGCAAATAAAACTATTGGCAAAGACGACTCCACATCAACTCAGACAGCTCCGTTGTATCAAGATAGTCATGTTGCGTCCACTCCCCACAACAACTTGCAACCATACATAACTACTTATATCTGGAAACGCACAGCATAGGATTAGTCAATGCCATTTGAAACTGATAAAGGCGGTGGTTTTAAGATAGATGCTTCTGATCTTCTAAAGACTGGCGTATACCCAGAACGATTTGATAGACAGATTCCATTTTGGGAAACTGTAAACGGTGTTCAGTATACTGAGTTTGGTATGCGAAGAAAGGCTGGGCGAGAGCTTGTACACGACTACAAAATATCCCCGCAAAGCTCTAACACTCCAATGCGAGGAATTACAGCGACAAGAGAGTTTAATACAAAGGTTGCATACATAGGTGATCTTAAAAATATATATTCATTTATTTTGAGCGACCCAATAACTAATCAGCCTTCTTACAATACAGTTGGTTCTGGATATAATCTTTTAGCAACATCTGAAGGAACAGCTTGGGACTCTCCATTAGAGTTTGATATTATAAGCGCCGACATTTTTAATGGAAGTATTTTAATTAGAACCTCTGTTGAGAACGGGCTTGTTCCTGGAGTTAGTGTAACTGTCTCAGGCTTAGAGGGGTTTAGCTCTCCTAACCCGAACGGAGTACAGGTAACTGGTCCGTTAACAGGAGTTCCCTACCCAAGCGGCCCTGGCACACAATATATTTCAATAGAAACAGGCACTAGCACAACTGAAACCTACACCTTAAATAACGCAAAAGTTACTTTAGCCGCAACAGTTTGGGATGCTTCTGAGTTAAATGGCGCTACTTGGGATGAAGCAACTAACGAATCAGACCAGTGGGACTTTGAAACCTTTGGCTCTTTTGTTGTTGGCGCAAAAGGATCAAGCAAGCCGGTAATTAAAAAGAATAACGTAAACTTTAATACGTTCCACAACGATCAAGTTAGTGGCGCAACAATATTGTCAACTAATAGTGGGGGTATAGGTTACGCTGTCAATGACACAATAACAGGTATGACTGATGGTGGAACCCCAGCAAACACTTTTGCCATTAAGGTTACAGAAGTTGTTGGTGGAGTTATAACAGCATTTGCAATAACAAACTTTGGTTCAGGAATATCTAACGGACAAGTAATAAGCTTGGGTACGACTAGCGGAGGCGGTAGCGGGTTTACTTGCACAGCAACAGTTCCTAATATCGACTTTGATTCGCTAGAATGCTTTCACCGTCAAGGCCCGCACATGCTTGCGTTTAACTACACTAAGGGCGCTGTAGACTACAGTACAAGCTTTGCATGGTGTAGC